GTTCCTGGATATTGGATAATAGGTTATCGTCCTAAAATGTGGATGGAAAAAAATCCTGGATTTTATATGAAAGTTGCCAATCAAGTGAAAGAAATATATACCGATCTTCCTCACTATTGTCCAAATTATACAGATTTTAATTGCGGTCATTTTGCTGCACATTATGCTGCTAATAAATTGAGAGCAGAAAGAATCCACTTATATGGGTTCGATTCTTGTTTTGATTTTAATTTAAGAAGTGTATCTGATTTTTATCAGCATTCAGATCGAGGAAATATGAATAATAATCGACTTCTCAATAACTGGAGACCAGTATGGACTGGCATGTTTGAAGAGTTTTCAGGAACAGAATTTATATTCCATCATTTACATAATAAGTATAAAATGAAAATTTCAGATAATGTGAAAACTTTTGTATATGAAAATCAACAGGATAAAAACCCGAAACTAATGTAATTTTTTTCTTTACTTTTCTCAAATAATATGATACAATATATGTATCAAATAAAAATGAGGAGAAAAAAAATGTTAGTTTCAGATTCAAGATATACTAAAATCGTTCGTGCTGATAAGATTAAAAGAGCAATAGAGTTTGCTTGTGATTTCTACAATACAGATCGTAATACTTTCGTTTGTATGGCAGCAACTAGATATCCTTCAGTAGAAGATGCATATCTTTTTAAAACAGCAGTTCGCGAATATGATACAATCAATCGTGAATTAAATGAATATTTCGAGGACGTAGCATAGTGATTTCCGTTAAAGGTGGTAATTTTTTTCAAAGGGATGTGGCATATAATGTTGCATCTTTTTGTTATAATGAGTTGATTCCTCGCATTCGTAGGTGTGATATCGAGATAAATATAAAGAGGATGAAAGGATACGAGGGAACTTGTATAGACACAGATGATCGTGAGTATGAAATAGAAGTAAATAAAAATCAATCTCTCGAAGACTTTTGTGTAACAATATGCCATGAGATGGTTCATATAAAACAATATGTTAGAAAAGAACTTTTTAGTGATGTTATATTTTATAAAACAAGAGAAGAATATCTAAATCTTCCTTGGGAAGTTGAAGCATACGAAAAACAGGAGATATTATATAAAAAATGGTTAAGTATACAGAACCAAGAAATCAAGTGAAAGAACTTATGGAAGTCATAAGAGAAAAAGAACATGAATTAAATCTTCTTAGAGATAATGTCCACGAACTTCAGGGGCAATTGCAAAAAGCATATATTCGAATCAAAGAGTTGAGAGAAAAGTTAGATGGTGACACTAACTGAGTCAGCAAAGAGATATCTTAATCAAGTAAGAGAAGATGATTATGTTACTCTTGGAGTAAAAGGTGGTGGTTGTTCTGGATTCCAATATATATGGGATTTCAAAAAAAATTGGCCAGATGTAAAATGGAGTGATCCTATTGAAGGAGTATTAGTTCTCGATCCTATGGCAGAAATGTTTGTCCTAGGATGTACTGTAGATTATGTGGATGAGCTTGGAGGATCTTATTTAAAAATTATAAATCCTAATGCTACTGCTAGTTGTGGATGTGGAGAAAGCTTTGCAGTGTAATGATTGCTCTTATGATAAAGATTATAATTTAATATATGAGTGTGGACCATGTCAAGCAAAAGCGATCGAGCAAAGAATTAAGTGGTGGCAAAATGGTAAAAAAGAATTAAAAACTCGTGGAGATTATATTTTAGTTGGAGACAAAAGAAGAAATAAAGTATAGTGATGTAGATCGTGTTGGTTGTAGTGGATCAAACAATGATCATCCATTAGTCTATTATACTATACCGACTGGCGATTATGCAGTCTGCAGATATTGTGAACAAAAATTTAAAAGGAAATCAGAATGAGTTGGAAAGTTTATTCAAGAGACGGATGCATCTTTTGTGATGCAGCAATGGAACTTCTTGAAGAAAAAGGTATTGAGTATGAAGAGATTAAAGTTCCTGGTAACGAGGAAGCAACTAATTTATTTAAAATGAATCGATTTAAAACTGTACCACAGATCTTTACTGATCGCGATGTTTGGGTTGGTGGTTACGAAGATCTGAAAAAAAAGTTTAAATAAAATGAAAAAAAAGCTTTACTATTCCACAGAAGTATGATATAATAGATGTATAAGATATTTCAAAACTGAGGAGAAAAAAATGTCTATTCATTCTGTATCAATCAAAGAAACTGGTATCAACTATCTTTCTGCTGTAAACGGTGGACTAGAACTTTCTAATCAAGATCGTTCTGAAGTTTTTTGGTCTAAGTCAGTTTCTGATCTTATTGAGTTCGTTCGTGAAGTTGGTCTAGCATCTTCAGTTTATGGTTCTTCTACTATGGATTTTGCTGACGAAGAAGGTTTTGCTCATTATGATGATGCAAATAAAATGTGGAATCAAGTTGTGGAGGCACTTTAATGTTACCTAAAATAAACACTTATATTAATCTTTTACAAACACACGATTGGTCATACGATTATTCTGATGACCACAGTAAATGGACTCGAGGTTTCGCGGAACGTGAGACTTTAAAAGAGTATGCTCGTGAGGTGGATCCAACATATAAACTTTGGAACGAGTATGCACCAGAGGGATTTAAACAGCAAATATTTTTACAGGATTGATTGGAATGCTTGAAGCAGTTCAATCTATGAGCACCGCAGAACTCGTCTTTCTCCTCCTCTTTCTGACTGGAGTTCTGTGGTTGCTCAAACTTATTTTGATGACTCGACTATGGGTCATCTTACTTGCTATTTTTTTATTAACACTTATATAAATGTTAGAACCAACTAAAATATATGTTAATAGTCATAATTCGAGGAAAGTGAATTTTACTCTCACTAAGGATATAACATATCTTGATGTCAATAGACTCAAAGATAAAATGATGCGACTCAAGATGCTTCAGAGTGAAGACTTTGGAAAAATAAAAATACCAAACTTTATTTTTGAGCAAACAGGAGATTTAAGTCTTAGAATAATATCTGAATATGTTAAAGGGCGATATGCTGATCGTGACGATATGATCATCATACAGAAATATGCAGTTGAACGTATTAATAAACCAAATGCTGAATATTCTTTTGGTGATTTTAATGCAAGTAATTGGATAGTAGAAAATAAAGATCCATGGGATCTATATGCTATCGATGTTGATTCGTATCAATTGATTGATATAAAACGTCGATGGATAAAATATAAAAAGAATGTAGAACAACACGAAAGATATCAAAGGTTGTATGGTCTTGATATGCGGAGATAATATAAATATGTTTATGAAAAAAATACACATTGGCGATATAATTGTCGCATTACCATTCGCATATGTAATAAGTCAATCTTTAATTGCTATGAATATATTTTGGTTCTTTGGTGCACTTTGGGTGTTTGACATGTATGCATACATGAGGAGAAAACAAAATGTCTGATGATTTTTTTGACTTTGGATTTACTGCTGTAGATGAAGATGAATTACAAGTAGTTCAAGATGCACAAAAAGCAGTAGGTGATACAGAAGTAGAAGCGAAATCTGCACAGGAAAAACTTGATAAACTTTATAATGCTGTCATACCACTATTGAATAATTTGAAGAAAAACCCAGAGAAAGAATATATTCTTTGGCCAGATAGACTCACTAAAGTTGAAGCATTCGAATCACACCTTCAGAAAATATATTCAAATTAATTTAAAAAAAATGAAAAAAAGGCTTTACTTATCTGCAAAAGTATGATACAATAGATGCAGGAGGTATTTTTAAAATGGTATGACGATATTCTAAAGGCATAAAAAGTGTGAGTAAGTTCTCCCTAATGAATTGAAAACTATGTCTAGCAAGGGTGATTAGGGGACTCTGATTAAAAGACCTGGATCAGAGTTAGGCAGTGAGACGACCACGTTAAAAGTCAGGCGATAATTGTCGAGTGAGTATAAACACTGTTAAACCTGTAAACGACGATAAAATTAAGACGCAGGTGGGAATGATAATCGCCCTCATTAGAAAGGATTATCTTTTTATTATTGTGAGGAGTATATAATGGCACAGACACAAAAACAACGGATGGCACTTATCCGTAAAGTTTCCAAAAAATTCAATAAAAAATTACAACGTAATCAACGTGTACGTCAAGAAGAAACTTCTTTCCTTGATAAGGTTGATAACGGTGATAACATCTACGCATATACCGATGCACCAAAATATGTTGATGAGTACTATGGTGATCGTGCTCGTGGTCAGGAGTCATACGAGAGGGATTGGGACTAATGGTTGATTATACTAAAATGTCTTCAGATCGTATGATTGCATGTCGTGTATTCTCTGGTGAGGTAATGCGTATTCGTACAAGGATTGCTGAAGGTAATCATGATGCAGAGTTTCTCAATCAAGTGATTAATTATCTCGAGATGCGTATCGATTCTATGAAAACAAAAGAACATTACAGGTAAAAAAGTTCTTTACTTTTATGTAAAAGTATGATACAATATTATATGAGGAGATTTTAAATGACTATGCATATGTTACCATCTTATTTTACCACGACTAGTACTCGTAAACGTAAATCAAAAAAGAAGAGTGAGTCGATCATTCAAGAGGAGATCAAGACTCAAAAACTTCTTGAGAGACTTGGTTATAATAAAAATCATAACTTTCGTCCTGATATGCCTAATTATCGCGTATCAAAGTCTAATGTTAAAACTTCCGATGGAGTTGGTAATGGTTTTAAAAATATGGAAAAGCAGTACACTGGCGACGAGTTAGCAGGTATTGGTACGTTACATAAATCTAATATGGTTCCAGTTCGTAAAGATAGTAATGATGCTAAAGAGATAGCACGGATGAGACGAGGATGAAAAATCCAGTCGCAAAATATTTGATGTGTGCATATGCATACTATGTTGAAGATGATCCACTTATATCAGACTCAGAGTTTGATGAACTAGCAAAATTTATCTTAGAAAACTATGATGCGATTGATCATCCTCATAAAGGTCGTTTGACTAAGTATGATCTCAAAGCAGGAACATTTCTAGGCAATTATCCACCGATGGTGATTGGTGCAGTGGCAAGTTATAGAAAAAAATTTAAAAAATGAAAGAAAAAGCTTTACTTATCTGTAAAAGTATGATACAATATATACAGACCATTATTAACGAGGAGAATTATTATGGGTTTGACAGCATTAAAAGGTAAAAAACTAACAAGGAAAAAGACTATCCGCGCGAAGTCTCGTGTTGGTATCGCAGGTGTTTCACTTGATAAAGGATTCAGAACATTCAAAGATGAGTTTCATGTAAACGTCGATCGTAAAGAGATCGCATCTAATATGAAGTCTTACATCAAGTCTAAAATGACTAAAGATGATCAACGCGATATCTTGGCAAATCCTGAATATAAATTTTATACATTCAGTCATTATGCTGCAACTGCATTTTGGTCGTTAAATAAATTAGAGTCTGAGGATCTCTTTGTTTATTATGAAGCAAAACTTTATGATTATCTCTTAAATCTAATTGAACTAGGAAGAGATATCCGCAAGGAAAAAACAGTAGAGGAGACAGTGAATGTAATTTCACTCTCACCGATGCAAAGACTACAAAACAAGATCAGTGATACTATCATGCAAGATATGCTTGATCTTGAAGATCAATGGATGAATGGAGAAAAGACCACCATCGATTTATACAAATTATTCCAAACACATGGATTGTCTGGTTCGGCAACATTGCCAGTCAGACAGGTGATTGCGGGATGGTTACTAGATTATGAAGATGCTTATTACAAGCGAGATGCTGATGCCGTCGAGGGTTATGCACATCTGAAAAAATCAGACCTCAATCACCGAATCAAGTCTTGTCAGGACATGCTCCTCGATCTTGACAAGATACAATCAGCAGCAAAGGCGAACAGAAAAGTTCGTAAACCTAAAATCAAGTCTGCTGATAAACAAGTGGCGAGAGTGCAATACAAGAAAGAGGACAATAACTTTAAGTTGGTCTCTATCAATCCGATCCTCCTCATCGGATCAAAAAGACTTTACACGTTTAATACGAAGTATAAAGTTCTCGTCGAGTATTGCACTCAGTCCGCAAACGGATTTGAAATATCTGGTAGCACTATCAAAAATCTTGATAAGGTAAACAGTCGTGAGATTAAATTGCGTAAACCAGATGAGTTCTTACCTATCGTTTTGAAAAAGACGATTAAACAGATTGATACCGAGTGGAGTAAACTCACCACTAAGACAATCAAAACTAATGGTCGTATCAATAAAGATACTATTCTACTCAGAGTCATGGATAAATAATATGATTGAAGATAACTTTCTAACTAAAGCAAAGTTCACTAAACTAATTGAGTCTACAGTTAGTGAACTTAAAATTCCATACATGGACGCAGTCCTACATCTCTGTGATAAAAATGATATCGAACCAGAGGATGTTAAAAAATTTATATCTCCAATAATAAGAGATAAAATAGAAGCAGAGGCAATGAATCTTAATTTTTTACCAAGGCAAAATTCAATTGATTCTGCACTTTTTGAGTAAATGTGTATATATAATATACATAACCGCTTTACAAAGTGGTCATATTATGATACAATTATACTTCAGTAAATATTTCAGTACATACAAAGGATACAAAAAAATATGTCATTCGAAAATTTAAAACGCAATCGCGATCAAATCTCCAAATTAGTTCAAGCAGCAGAGTCAGTCGGTGGATCTACAGAGACAAAGTCTTATGTAGACGAAAGACTTTGGAAACCAACAGTAGACAAAGCAGGTAATGGTTATGCAGTCTTACGATTCTTACCAGCAACTGAGGGAGCAGAACTCCCATGGGTCAGATACTGGGATCATGGATTCAAAGGTCCAACAGGTTTGTGGTATATCGAGAACTCACTTACTTCTATTGGTCAAAATGATCCAGTTGGTGAACTCAACTCAAAACTCTGGAACTCAGGGATCGACTCAGACAAAGAAAAAGCAAGGTCACAAAAAAGACGTCTACATTATGTGACTAATATTCTTGTTCTACAAGATCCATCCGCACCTCAAAATGAAGGTAAAGTATTTCTCTATAAGTTTGGTAAGAAAATATTTGACAAACTTATGGATTCAATGCAACCTGAGTTTGCCGATGAGTCACCAGTTAACCCATTTGATATGTGGGAAGGTGCTGACTTCAAATTAAAAATTAGAAATGTAGAGGGATATCGTAATTATGATAAATCCGAATTTGCTTCTCAGTCCAATCTTTATGATGGTGATGATTCTCGTCTGGAGTCTGTATATAATCAATTACACAATCTAAACGAGTTTACCGAACCAACTAATTATAAAACATATGATGAGTTGAAGACTAAACTGATGCGTGTGTTAGGCGAGGAAGCGACTGCTGGTGTTTATACAGTACGGCAGGAAGCACAGATCAACGAACCAGTATCAACTCCCGAACCACAAAAACTTGAACCAGTAACTGCTGATCAAATGGGTGACGAAGATGATACGATGTCTTACTTCTCTAAACTAGCAAACGAAGAAGATTAAACCGCATATGAGTAAGGCATCAATGCATCATTAACATCTAGATTATTGACCATTGGTGCTACCACAGGTTGTGAAGAATTACTCACATTATTGACCTGCTTTGATGATG